TGCCATTCCATTCTGTATATTATTGATGTGATAGTTAGCTACTTCTGCTTCTAATTCACAGTAAGGCAATGCACCTTGATACGTAACAGGTGTATAATAAAAATAACCTGCTCTATATGGTTTAATACATAATATTTCTATTGCATTATTACCACTACCAAAAGCTGGTATTCTTGTTAGTTTATCTCTATTAGTATATTTACTCCAATCGTGAAAATAATAATATCCTTTTATATCACCCTTTTTATCTGCTTTTTCAGCTCTAAGTGTTTGTACTGGAAAATGCTCTACCTTAACTATTTTACTTCTATCTACATTGTAATATACTTGCAAAGTAGCTTGCCCTAATAAGTAAAAGTCAGAACATATCTTTTTTAAATCTTCTTTATTAAATAATGTAACTGCTTCTGCATATTCCATCGGTTTTTTATCGCTATTAGTTGCGCTTAAACCTTTACCGTATATCATTTCAGTTATACCATTAATAATTGCGTTATTAGTTGGACTACCTTGATATTGGTCTATTAGATATTGATAATAGTTATTATCTTCACCGTAAGAAACAAAATCTTTATTCTTTTGCTCCGTTATCTTTGGTGCTGTATATGTATTTAAATTTACTACTCTAATATTACTCATTAGCTTATTATTATATAATCATCATCAGGATAATTAGTTGTTTGTGTGTATTGTCCGCTATTAATTGTATAATAGTCATTGTCAGCTTGATTTATAGTTTGATCAGTACAAAATACCTTATCTAAATAAATACTTTTTTCAGAAGTTGTTATACTTTCCCAATTATCGGTTGCTGCTTCCCATATTACATTGTAAGTGTTCCATAGCGCACCTACACCTTGTAATATTTTTAAATCATAAAATCTACCTTCTACTAAACTAAATGTAGTAGATATAGATGCATTATCATTATTTCTTGTTAATGTAACGTTTTCAGTTCTTGTTGTTGTGTTAGTACTAGTATCTCTAATCGATACAATAACCTGTGACGGATATGTTCTCGGTGCGAAAGTTAAAGTTTGCGCTGAAGTACTAGTTGTTAAAATCTTCATACATATATAATAAAAAAAAATATATTTTTTATATAATAAAAAAGGGAAGTTAAAAACTCCCCTTTAAAAACACACAAAAACAAAAAACTTTTATGAAGTTGGATTAATTTGTGTTCCACTTGCTAACGCAGTAACTACCGTTCCTGTTACGAATAACGGAGGTATTACTTCTGTAGCTGTGAACGTTAAAGTAAATCCACTTAAATCAGAATATGCTGCACCACTAACGATAGTACCTGCTGTTACTTCAGCACCTTGGTGGAAACCTACCATTAGATAATTAGCGTCTACTGTATCTGGATCCATTGTACCCGATTGTACTGCATTGTTGTCTTTTACTACAACGTGTGGTCTTGCTGCTGCTAGAATTTTAATTTCTTCTTGAGTTGCCACATCTAAATGTGTAAATGTTAACTCTAAAGTTGTTTCATATACCGTAGTACCTGTATCTCTAGAACTAATGATGTTTGTTGTTAATGAACTAGTAGCACCTTTTAAATCGTATTCAAAAAAAGCTGGTGTTCCTGATAAAGCAGAAATATTACCTGCAGAGATTGTTGCTGTACCTAATGTACCATAATCTGCAAAATATACTTTACTTAATCCACCTACCGATTCTTTACAAGGTAACTGCCTTCCTGTTGTTAATGCACAAGCCATAATTTATTTTATTTTAAAAAAAAAGGTAGGTAGTATAATGCCACCTACCCTTTTTAAGTTATACTATTATTTTAATTACGCTGTAGCGTATAATACAATATCACCACCGATTGCGTGCTGAATACCTGCTGTAAATCTCATTACTACTCTTACGTTTTGAGATCCATCTAGATCTGCCATATCAATTACTTTTACTTCGTTTTGATCTGACATAAGTCCAGTTCCAAAGAACAGGTTACTCGCTTGTGCTGCAACTGCATCGTTATCTGATAAACCAGGAGCGTTTACTACCTTAATTCCATCAAATGATAATGCATTACCGTTGTTATACCATTGAGTACCTTGAGCGTTTGTACCTGCTGCACCTAAACCTGCTGCACCAAATCCACCTAAAGCTCTAATATAGTTTCTGTACATATTAGATGGTAAGTAGATATTTAAATCTTCTGCACCATATACTGCTGTAGGAATAGCGTCAGCTATTTTTCCAAGTTCTGCTATTACGTTTGCAGACGTAGATGCTGTACCTGTTACATCGTTTACGTCACCATCAGCACCTAAAGTTGTGATAAACCCATCAAACTCACCTGCTGTTGCATTAGTACCTGTCCAAATGTTTTGTTCCATTTTTTGAGCTACTTTATCTGCTACGTGAGCAATTAAAAAGTCAGAAAACTTAGGAGGTAGGTTATCAAATGCAGAATATCCCATAGATACTGCTTCCCAATCTGATCTGAAATCTTTTTTACATAATTCTAAGTTTACCTGAAATTCTTCTGGTTGTAAGATTCTTTCAGTTAAAGTTAGTGTTGAAGTATCTGTAAAGTCACAAGTACCATCTTTTACGATACCATCTGTTGCGACTTTTTTCATTACTTGTTTAAATTTTACATTAGGTACAATAGATATGTTACCTTCTGCTAACGTTTTACCTGATAATAGAGCAGCTGAAATATACTTTCCTGCAAATTCACCAGCATACGTTGTTGTTATTGAAGTTGTTGTTGCCATTATTTAATTAATTATTGTTAGAAATTGCTTGTAATACTCTACCATAGGTAGTGTTTTGATTTGAGTTAACTGCAAACTTTGCACCTAGTTTTTCTTCAATGTTTTCAGGTGAATGTTTGATGCCTTCTGCCGCAGGTTGAGATAATTCTTCTTGCTGTGACATTTCCTCTTTTTCCTCTTTTTTATCGACCATTGCATCAATGATCTCTTTTAGTTGTCCTTTTACTTCTTCAACAGATTCTGCTAAAGCTGTAAGTTCCTCTTTAGTAGCGTAACCCATTTCAGATTTTTCTTCTTCCTGAACTGGTGCTTCTTCAAGGTTAGTATCTTCTACTGCTGCTGCAGTTTCGTCTACTACTTCTTCTGAATTTTTGATATCTTCTATCATACCTTCTGTTTTAACGATTAATATTCTATTGTCCGAAAGTTCGTACTCACCAATAGGTAAGGGAACATTCTGATCCTCTGTTTTAATAAATACTTCGCTACCCGATTCAAATTTATCAGCAGTTAGCACAGTACCATTCTCCAGAGTTATTTCTTCTAAAGAAATTTGTTCTAATTTAACGTCTACATTATTAGGATCAACACCTAATAAAGTTTTGACCTTTGATAATATCTCTGTAGCATTCATAACTATATAATGAATACACGATATTTTTTTACATTTTGTATTAGAGAAATTTTAAATACGCCCTATTCCTTGCGCTTCTAATGAACCATCACAGCATTTACGACTATAAGTATTGTCTGGACACAAACAAGCCCTTCTAGCACCTTTAGGTGACGTTCTACTAGGTGTTTTATAATGTTTATCTTTCTTTGGCATTATTTACAAATACAATATTCGCAGTTACACATATTTATCTTTTTATAGGTACACAGTTAGGTACTTTTCTTCCATTCTTCATTTTAGTACCAATCATTTCGTAACCTGGTTGACAAGGTTTTTTTAAATCTTCGCTGTGTTGCTCACAAGGCATATACCATTCTTTACCTTCGTATTCGTGTACGTGATAACCTTCACACCCTAAGTCTTTTGCCATTTGTTCAGCTTTTTCTTGTGTAGAATATGCAAGGCGATCATCTATTATAGCATATTGTTCGTTTATTACTTCTGAATATAAATTAAGTTGTTTTATTTTACTTTCTGCCCAACTTTTAGCTGATTTACCACCCCATAATAAATAACTTATAGTACCACAAGCAGTTGTATCGCTTGGATCATAATATTCTTCTGCTCTAGATAAATAACTATACATTCTTTTAATAGTTTCGGTACTTACCTTTTCTTTTTTAGCTAATTGTTGCGCTCTTATCTTACCTACATCGGTTGCACACTTATTATTTACTTTGTCGTTTAGTTCTATACCTCTTTTAGCATTATTAGCAACAGAATCTGGGTAGTCGTTAAAACTTTCTAGTGTTACTGTTACACCATTAACAATATCTTTTAAGGTAGATAATAAATATTCTGCTTCTGCTCTTTCTATTGCGCTTAAATCATCTTTTCTATATGTAGACTTGTCTTGAAAATAACCTTCTATTGAAAAACCTTTTACAGCACCTGTTTTAACAAATTCTTGCCATACTTTATCTGAATTTACCTTTACACTACCTACCCAAGTACCTACAGGGTATTTTAAACCATAAAATGCAGTTTTGTCTTTTATAGGATCTTCTACTATCCAGCTTTCTACTAAACTTAAACCTTTTAGTTGCATTTGGTGTTCTAGTGTTGCATTGTTTTGGTTACCTTCCATTAAATACATTTCACTAGCCTTACGAACCGTGTCTTTACTAAAATATATATAATATTCGCCTTCTTCGTTAACTCGTAGTATTGGTTTATTAGGTATAAGTAAAGCACCTAGTAATATTCTTTTTTCATCATCAACTTCTGCTAATTTATACTCAGCGTCTTTATTAAGTGTAATAAAATCTTCTTCTATTGCTGGTTTCTCTACAATAGATATAGCTTCTATACCTGAATACTCTTGTTCTTCGTCTAGTATAAGTTCTACTATCTTCATAATTATATAATATATTTATTTATGTTTTTTTTATATTCCACTTTCGTTTATAATATTTCTATCTAATTGTTGTGCCGTTGTAACATCTCCTGACACTACATATGCTTTAGTAGGCGGTTGGTTGTTTAGTGTTTCAGCTATTTGATTTAACGGTGATTGTCCTACTACATTAAATGCTGGTGCTTGTGCTATTGGTGCTGCTGCTGCCGATACTCCTGCCGCACCTGATCCACCGCCTGGAACTTTTGTGCTTACTATATTTTTAACTGCACTAAAACCTGTTGTAAGTGCTGTAGCAAATCCAATTAAACCTAATGGGAAAAATGGTTTACTATCTAATGCTGTTGTTGCTGCTTTATATGTACTCATTATTGCTTCTGCAGTTAATGCTGCTTTCGCTGCTGCGCTATTTTCATTTAACGCACCTGCTATTGCTTTTAAACCATCTTTAGCTAGATTAAATTTCATATCTGCTAAATTTTTGTCTAGTAGTTCTTCTTCTGCGTTAGCTTCTGCTACTAATCTAGTTTTTTCAGCTTGTGCTTCTTTAAAAGCAGCCGATTCTTTATCTAATAATTTTTCTTGTTCTGCAAATACATCTAATGCTAATTGTTTTCTAGCTTCTGCACCTTCTTGTTGTATTCTTAGTTTTTCAAACTCATTATCCGTTAAGTTTATTAACGATTGCCTTTCTGCTTCTTCTAGATCAAATGTTTGTTGTAAAAGAGTAGTTTGTAAATCTACAGACTCTTGTATTAAAGCATTTCTATTAGTTAATTGTTCAGATTCTATACCACCTAATCTCTCAGTAACTTCTAGTTTTAAGTTTTGCGCTCTAATTAATTCTTCTTGTAAATCTATATCATTTTCATTAAGTGCAGCTTTTGCTTCTGCTGAAGCTAATTGTAATTCTGCTAACCTAAGTTCTTCCTTTGCACCCTCCTGTAATATCCTAGCTAATTCTTCATTTGCAGCTATTCTATCTTCAATACTTTTACTTACATCATCTCTTATTTGTCTTTGTTCTTCTGCTGCTTGTAATGTAACTAATCTTTGTCTTTCTTGTTCGGCTGCCGCTAACCTAGCTGCGTTCGCTAGATCTACTGATACTTTTACTGATTCTGCTGTTTCTGTTACATAATCCTTTATTGCACTTGCCGCATTAGTTACTTTTTCTTTAACATCTTCAAAACTACCATCAACACCTGTTACTATATCTACTGCTTCTTTACCTGCTGTTTTTAAATCTTCTACGGCTCCTGCAAAGTCCCCCTTAAATAGTTTTCCTACAGCTTGACCTATTATACCTAAAGTTTCTTTAAACTCGTTAAACCTATCTATAATGCCTTCTTTAATAGAAGTTGCAAATTGTTTTATATTTTCGACAGGATCTTCAAAAAACGCTTTAAATGCATTTGTAATGTTTGCAGTATTATCAACTATTAAATCAACAAAATCTCTAAATATTTTTGATATCGTACCTGTAACTACTGCTAAACCATCTGCTGCTTTTTGGTTAGATAAAAATGCATCCGATAAAAATTGAAATGCTTTTAAAAATATACCTATACCTAATGCTTTAAAAGCTAAACCTATACCTGATATGCCTTTACGAACTTTATTAGCTGCGCCTTGCAATCTTTTAAAACCTTTTTCGGTTGTTTTAGTTTGCTTCTTACTTTGTTTTTCTACATCTTCTATAGAGCTTTTTATTTCGTTAAACTCTTTTTGTATAGATTCTAAATCTTTTTGTAGATCACCAACTTCAACTTCTAACTCTATTGTTTTTTTAACAGCCATCTTCTTTTTAATTTATATTTGCCTTTTGCTATTAGCACGTTCTCGTCTTTGCTTTTAGAGTATTTTAATAATTCGATTATGCTGTGTAACATATATATATAATAGTATTATTTTATTTTTTTAACAACTTGCATAATTAGAAACTACACCACTACTACTTATTTGCGCTCTATAGTTATTTTCAAACTTAAACCAATTGCCACCACCGTTATATTTTTCTGTTGTTTTAGCTTGACCTGCTGAAACTGAATCCGTATATAAAACTGTATTGTTACCTAATGTAGTACCTGCAAAATACAATATTGTAGTAGGCGTACCACTAGTACAAGCAGTAGTTGCATTTAAATAAGGTGAACTAATTTTTATACCCGTTAATCCTGCAGTAGATGGATTTACACTATCATAATATAAATCTCCATTAGGAAAATTCCAATATATTCTTTCTAAATACCCACTACTATCCATTTGATAAAACCTTGTATATCTACCTCCTGCGTGGTCTACCCATTGTTGCGTTGATGTATTAAATGATTGCAATTTTGCAGCAAATATTTTTTGATCAGGGTACTGTGAATAATATATTCTTAATGGATCAGATGAATGGTCTTGATTAAATGTACCCTGCCCATATGTAGGTGCAGTTGTTAAATTTTCATCTGAATAAACTAAACCACCTGAACCGAATACTGAACCTGCTTGATATAAGTAATCTGTTGAACTAAATGATTTTCCAAATACTGTAGTTAAGTCATAGAAGTTTGTTCCAGATACATAATCTGCAGTTATTCTTAATCTCCATACATTTAAGTTACAACTTTGTTCTGCACCTAAAGTTCCATTACCACCCGATATAACGTGATATTTGTTTGGGTTTAATCTATAATTGCCATCTGCTGCTAATCCTGATAATGTACCATTAGTGTTTGTTGTGTATAATACCATACCTACTTGCCAAGTTGAAGTATATGAGTAATAGGTAGTTGTTGTCGACTGTACACACGCTGTAAAAGCACTAGTATTATAATTTGCGTTATATGAATATACTTGTTGTGGAGTATTTACTGTTTCGTATGCACTAGATATAGTTGTCCCTGCACTATTAGTAGCAGATCCCCAATAATAATA